CAAATGGCAACGATTTTACAACTTAGAAGAGGAACTACGGTCCAGCACTCAACCTTTACTGGTGCCGAGGGCGAAGTTACCGTCAATACAACAAAAGATACTGTAGTAGTTCATGATGGCACGACTGTAGGAGGATTCGAACTCGTATCTTTAGCAGCAACTCAGACTCTAACTAACAAAACACTTACCAGTCCAACTCTAACCACTCCCGCATTAGGTACTCCAGCATCTGGTGTTCTAACTAATGCAACTGGTCTCCCAATTTCTACGGGTGTATCTGGTCTTGGTACTAATGTCGCCACATTTTTGGCAACACCTTCTAGTGCTAACCTTGCAGCTGCTCTTACTGACGAAAGTGGTAGTAGCACGGTTGCGTTCACTACAAGTCCAACGTTTGTAACACCAAATCTTGGCGTGGCAAGTGCTACTACCGTTAATAAAGTAACATTTACCGCTCCTGCAACTGGTTCTACATTAACTGTTGCTGATGGAAAGACATTAACCGCAAGTAATACATTAACGCTCACTGGTACTGATGCTTCTTCTGTTGCGTTTGGTACTGGCGGTACAGTTGCTTATACAGCAAATAACCTAAGTGCATTTGCTGCCACTACATCAAGCGAACTTCTTGGTGTAATTAGTGACGAAACAGGTAGCGGTTCGTTAGTATTTGCCAATAGTCCGACATTAATTACTCCTGCATTGGGTACTCCTAGTGCCTTGGTAGGCACAAATATTACAGGAACTGCAACCGCATTTACGGCAAGCAATGTAACGACAAATGCCAATTTAACTGGACATGTTACATCGGTTGGTAACGCTGCTGTTCTTGGATCATTCACTTCTTCTCAACTAGCCACGGCACTAACAGATGAAACTGGATCTGGTGCTGCTGTATTCGGCACTAGTCCTGCAATTACAACATCTTTAACTACACCAAGCTCTTCGTTTGATCTTATCAATACAACTGCTACAACAGTAAACTTCGCCAAGGCAGCGACTACTCTTTCTATTGGTGCTGCCACTGGAACAACTACTGTTAATAATTCCCTGACTGTTGCAGGCGATCTTACGGTTTCTGGAACCACAACTACTGTTAATACCGAAACAATTAATCTTGCTGATAATGTTATTACTTTAAATAGTAATGAGGCAGGAACTCCAACACAAAATGCAGGTATTGAAGTAGAACGTGGTACTTCCACTAACGTTGCTCTTCAATGGAATGAGTCTTCCGATGTTTGGGAATTTACAGTAGACGGAACTAACTATATTCCAGTTGTTGGTACTACATCAACCCAGACTCTAACTAACAAGACACTTACTAGTCCAACACTAACGACACCAGCATTAGGTACTCCTGCTTCGGGTGTAATGACCAATGTAACTGGTACAGCAGCAGGTCTTACTGCTGGTAATGTAACAACTAATGCGAACTTAACTGGTCATATTACATCAGTTGGTAACGCAGCGGTGCTCGGTTCGTTTACTTCTGCTCAACTCCTAGCAGCCTTAACTGATGAAACTGGTAGCGGTGCTGCGGTTTTTGCAACCAGTCCGACATTAGTTACACCAACTATTGGTGCTGCAACTGCCACAACAGTCAATAAAGTTACTCTTACTGCACCAGCAACTGGTTCTACTCTAACACTGGTTGAAGGTTCTACCCTAGCAACTTCTGGTGCGTTTAGTACAACTCTAACTGCCACCGCTGCAACTAATGTAACATTACCAACTACTGGTACTCTAGCAACTCTTGCTGGTACAGAAACTTTTACCAATAAAACATTAACAACACCAGCACTGAATGGTGCGGTTGTAGATAATAACAACGCTGTTTCTGCTGCAGGTTCAACTCAAGCGGGTGCTACTGCTCTAACCGTAGATTATAACGTAGTTACTACAGTTGCTGCATCTACTGGAGTTAGACTTCCAACTGCCACCGCTGGTCGTAGAATCGTAATTGTCAATAAAGGCGCAAGCACTCTCACGATCTATCCTGCGACTTCGGCATATATCGATGCTGGATTGATTAATGCTGGTATTTCTGTTGCTTCAAACGGTTCAATTGAATTGATGGCATCATCATCTACGCAGTGGTATTCTATCGCTCGTGTTGCAATTTATGATTCTTCGGGGACTCTGCTTAACTAATGTCAACAATTATGCAACTTAAAAGAAGTGAAACTGCTAGTGCGGTTCCCACTGCGGGGCAAATTGCAGTAGGAGAACTTGCGGTAAATTTAGCAGACGGAACACTATACTCAAAGAAAACCGACGGAAGTATTATCGAAGTTGGTGGATACAATCCAGAATTTTTTACAATTCCTGGAACAATCGACTTAGGTGATATCGCTGGCGTAAATCCTTCAGTTTACGACATGGGTTCATTATAAATAGTCCCAAAGAGGACAAGATATGGCAATTTCATCTAGACAAGGACTAATTGATTACTCTCTCCGTAGACTCGGATTCCCAGTAATCGAAATTAACGTAGACGAAGATCAAGTTTCTGATCGGGTTGACGATGCATTGCAGTATTTTCAAGAATACCATTTCGATGGTGTCGAAAGAACTTATCTTAAGCATCAAATTACAGGCAACACTCTTAAATTTAGCGGACTAAGTTCTCCCTCGTTTACTCTCGGCGAAAAACTCGTCGGCGAAACATCGGGTGCGTCTTGTTATTTGATTTCATTAGATGGCACGACTGCCACAGTTGGTGTGACAACGGGAGTATTCCTAGTAAGCGAACCTGTAACTGGTCTTAATTCTGGTTTTACTCGTACGCTTGCATCTTCTCTGTTTTATACCGCTGGTGATTTAGATAACCAGTATATTCCCATTCCAGACGCAGTAATTGGCATCATCAAGTTGTTTAATTTTAATGCTCCTAGCGATGGTATGGAAAATCCAAACAACATGTTTAACTTGGTCTATCAGTTTAGACTTAATGACATGTATAATCTTCTGGCAGCAGACCTTATCTACTATGCACAAGTTAAAACAACTCTACAGATGTATGACCAGATTTTCCCTGGACAGCGTTCGATTAGATTTAACAGAAAAACAGATAAACTTTATATCGACGTAAACTGGAAAGAGACATTCCAAGTCGGTGATTACATTATCGTTGAGTGTTATCGCATTCTAGATCCAGCAGAATACACTAAAGTCTATAATGACATGTTCCTAAAGATGTATACCACTGCATTGATCAAACGTCAATGGGGTGAGAACATGAAGAAGTTTGGAGGAATCCAACTTCCAGGTGGTGTTCTTCTGAATGGTCAGCAAGTTTATGACGAAGCAGTCGACGAGATTAAACAAATCGAAAACGAAATGCAACTCAAGTCAGAACTTCCTGTCGATTTCTATACGGGATAAGAGATGCCAACGAATTTTTACTTTCAATCTGGTAATACCTCGGGAACAACAAACGAACAGCGTTTGGTGGAGGATCTTGTCATTGAAAGTCTTAAGATTTATGGACATGACGTTTACTATCTTCCAAGAACAATTGCTAACCAAGATCCAATTTTCGGCGAAGATCCGCTATCATACTTCAGTCAATTCTATCCTCTGGAAATGTATCTAGAGAACGTAGAAGGATTTGAAGGTGAAGGCGATCTGTTCACCAAGTTCGGATTTGAGTTTAGAGCATCAGCAACCTTCGTAGTTTCTAAGAGACGTTGGGAAGAATCTGTCGCGGATAACGCTGACAGTCTGCAACTGACAACAAGACCGTCAGAAGGTGACATACTTTATTTTCCAAAAACTAAGACGTTCTTTGAAATCAAGTATGTTGATTTTCTTAATCCGTTCTACCAACTCGGTAAGATTAACATATTCAAACTGAAATGCGAAGTCTTTGAATACAGTTCTGAGAGATTTATTACTGGGAATGCAGAAATCGATGTTATCGATGATAAGTCTCAAGATCAATATGCATACCAGTTCTTACTTGAGGGTGGCGATGATCTATTGCTAAACTCTGGTGATTCTCTAATCTTGGCAGGATATTCGGTAACCGAAATTGATCCTCTAGCAAATAATGAAGACTTTGATAATCTTGCGTATGATGGAATCATAGACTTTACGTCTATCAATCCATTCGGCGAAGTGTTGGTGAGGAACTAATGTTCGCTGGTAAATTTTTCTATCACTCGCATATTCGTAAAGCGATTATTGCCTTTGGTACCATCTTCAACAACATTGTTGTTCAGCGCAAAAACTCTGCGGGAGAATTTGCGCAGAGTCTTCGTGTTCCGTTAGCATATTCTACTAAGCAAAAATTTCTTGCTCGTATTGCCTCAGTTCCTACTATCGATCCTGCGAGCATAGCAATTACACTACCAAGAATTGGGTTTGAAATCACTGGACTCAATTACAATCCAACTCGCAAGATCAACATACTGACAAAAAACATTGCTGTAGGTGCTGGCGACGATACAAATAAGTTACGCAGTCAGTTTACTAGCACTCCATATGACATGTCGATTTCTCTTTACGTTTTCGCAAAGAACCAAGATGATGGATTGCAAATTATTGAGCAGATTCTACCATTCTTCAATCCAGACTTTTGTGTTACGATTAATGATGTTCCAGAGATGGGTATCAAACGTGACTTGCAAATAACGATGGAAGGAATCGATTATGAAGATCAATATGAAGGCGATTATGCTCAGAGACAGTCAGTTATCTGGACTTTGAATTTCAAACTTGGATTAAATTTCTACGGTCCAGTCGAACTGCAAGGTATCATTCGAACTGCTATTGCGAATACATACGCAAATGACACGGTTGATATCAACAATGGACAAAGATATACAGTGACAACAACACCATCCGACGTAACACCAGAAGTTGGTGTGTGGGACTATGTGGAGACATTTGATGAGTTCTTCGAATAACTATGAAAAATTAGATGAGATTTTTGGGACTCAGTCTGCGCCAACATCTACCGCAGTAGTTATCCCACCTGCTCCACCAATTCAAGTTCCTGGTGCGTACATACCAACAGGCGACGATATCGAAGACGATTATCAAGTTGCCCGTAAGAAGATCAACGATCTTATCGACAAAAGTCAACAAGCACTTGATGGAATGCTAGGTGTTGCTCTTGCCAGCGACAGCCCTCGGGCATATGAAGTTGTCGGTCAATTAATCAAAACAACGGGTGATGCCGCTAAAGATCTACTCGATCTACAGGCGAAGAAGAAAAAAGTTTTACAAGACGACAACAAGAAGTCTCAGCAAATTGATACTCAGAACAATATTATTTTCTCTGGTAGTACTTCCGATCTACTCAAAGCATTAAAGGCAGAGAAAGCAAAGATCATTGATCATGAATGAAGAAGAATCCTCATATCACGGTAATATTAATTTAAAACCGATTGGTTATAAACATAATTTTACTCATGAACAATTAGAAGAACTCGCTAAGTGCGAGGACGATCCAATTTACTTCATTGAAAATTACTGCATGATCGTTTCGCTCGATCTTGGTTTGATTCCATTCAAACTATATGACTGTCAGAAGCGCAAAGTCCATCATATCCTAGATAATCGTAAAGCGATTCTTATGGAAGGTCGTCAGCAGGGTAAAACTATTACAGCTGCTGCATGTATTCTCTGGTATACATTGTATAAAGAAGCAAAAACAGTTGCTATCCTTGCCAACAAAACATCTGCTGCTCGCGAAGTTATGAATCGCTACCAAGGTATGTATGAAAACTTACCACTGTGGATGCAGCAAGGTGTAAAGACATGGAACAAGGGTGACGTTGAATTAGAAAACGGATCCAAGGTATTTACTGCTGCTACGACTGCCTCTGGTATTCGTGGTAAGTCGGTTAACTGGTTGTATATCGACGAAGCAGCGATCATTCCAAACACCGTTGCTGAACAGTTTTTTGCTTCGGTTTATCCTACAATTTCCGCTGGTCAAACCACCAAGATTCTATTGACATCGACACCTCTTGGTTACAATCACTTCTGGAAATTCTGGAACGAAGCAGAAAAAGGTGTCAATGGATTTGAACCTATGTTCATTCCATATAGCGAAATTCCTGGGCGTGATGATGCATGGGCAGAAGAGCAACTTAAAATGCTCGGCGAACTTAAATTCAATCAGGAAGTTATGTGTAATTTCCTCGGTTCGAGTAATACACTTATTAATGCGAAAACTCTGGGGAATATGAGTTCTATCGATCCAGTCTATGCTAAAGATGGATTGGATATCTTTGAAGAACCTATGCCAGAGAGAACATATGCGATAACTGTTGATACTGCCAGAGGTATTGGCGGAGACTATTCAACTGCAGTCGTAATTGATGTTACATCTGTTCCATATAAGATGGTGGCAAAGTATCGTGATAACAAGATCGCTCCACTTCTATTTCCCAATATTATAAATAAGGTTGCGAGAGATTATAATTCTGCACATGTATTGATTGAAGTAAATGATATTGGGCAGCAAGTCGCTGATATTTTACATAGCGACTTAGAATATGATAATATTCTTACAACTGCTCGAGATGCGAACAAACAATATCTGTCTCCAGGTTTTGGCAGAACGACTACCTTTGGTGTCAGAATGTCAAAGCAAGTTAAGAGACAGGGTTGTTTTACGTTTAAGTCGTTACTAGAGGAAATGAAGTTACAAATTTTTGATGCTGATACGATTAGTGAATTATCAACGTTTATTGAAAAAGCAGGATCATATCAAGCAGACGAAGGTTATCATGACGACTTAGCAATGTGCTTAGTACTGTTCGGATGGTTAACCACAAATACTTACTTTAAAGACTTGACAGATATAGATATTCGTGAGAAGTTATATGACACCCAAATGAGACAGATTGAAGACGAACTTACTCCCTTTGGTATTATTGTTAGTGGAACGGAAGAAGAAGTGTTTATTGCTGGGGGTGATTATTGGAAAGTCAATACCTCGTATTGATAAACACAAAATGCACGAGTTATAAATAAAAGACAAGATGAAACTGATCATTTTAACACAAGGAGAATAAAACATGGCTTTTCAGTTATCGCCTGGAGTCCTAGTTACCGAACAAGACCTTACTAATGTTGTCCCAGCAGTTTCGACTTCTATTGGCGCATTCGTAGGTAATTTCAATTGGGGACCAGCGGAAGAAATCGTTACTATTGGATCCGAGAACGAACTTGTAAAAAAGTTTAGTGGACCAACCTCAACTAACTCAGTAGACTTTTATTCTGCTGCAAACTTCCTCGCATACACCAACAATCTCAAACTCGTTCGCGCATGTGGAACAGCAGCAAGAAACGCTGTCGGATGCGGAGCGACTGCAGTCTATATTCCAAACGGAGATGTCTACGAAGACAGTTTCAGCGACGGTGGTGAGGCCATGGAATTTACTGCAAAGTATCCTGGAACAAAAGGCAACAGTCTTATTGTTTCAATCTGTGACCATTCTGGTTTTGATACATGGGATTATGCATCGAATTTCGCTGGAGCACCAGGAACTTCTGACTATGCTGATGCCAAAGGTGCGGCTTTTGATGAAGTCCACGTAATTGTAATCGACAATCTTGGAGCGTTCACGGGAACTGCAGGAACAGTTCTTGAGAAGTTCGCCAACTTGTCAGTTGCTTCTGATGCAAAAGGCAGCGATGGCGGATCGATCTACTACAAGAACGTAGTTAATACACAATCAAAGTATGCTTGGTGGACAAAGCACCCAGCAAACTCTGGTGAAGATCTTGACTGGGGTGATGCTGCATCTGCTGGTGAATATAATACTATTACTGCTTCGGGTGAGCACACTGATACCTTCACAGGTG